ATATTTTTTATTAGTAATGTGATTGTCATTAGTTGGCACGTGTTCTATACTTCCCTCTTTTGTAGCGATGTTTCCTCTTTCTGCATAGTCGTCAAGTATACCTTTAGATTTAGCACCCTCAGAAAAATTTGTACTAGATTTGCTAGGTTCAAAGGTATTTTCTATTTTACGTGGTCTGCCTGCCATGTTAAAAAAAAGAGTTACTAGTATATAAACCTATGTATTTACGCAGCTACTGTTCCGTCTATCATTCCGTATTGAAGTAAGACTGTTATAATAAATCCTACCATATCAGAAAGATTATCATTACTTGCTGCATCACAATCAATTGTAGAAATTGTTGTCCAGTTAGTACAACTTAGACTATGTGTCTTTATACTTGGTGTAACTGATCCCATTCCAAACTTTTGTGTGTTTAATTCAAGTGTTTGAACACTATCACAAACTACGTCTTCACTTACCATTATAAAGTATACTCCACTATACAGATTTGAGGTCCTACTGCAAATATTCTGTGCTGGTCTCCATCATCCATAGCATTTATAATAGCTTCAACATCAGCAGATTTAGCATCAACAACGCTAAATTTTTTAAAGGTTACTGCACCCATTTTACTTCACCTTCTTTACTTCTTTAGAATTAGTTGTTACTTTAGGTGATAATGATTCGTTATATACTTTAATATCGTTTAAAATAGATTCTTGTGAGTTTAACCATTCTACTGATTTACTGTCTTCTTCAAATACAGCCTTCGCTAATATTACACTCCATTTCTTTCCTCTATCTAATTTTCCTTGTTCTGTCATTTTAATATCCTTATGGTTTTGTTATATCTGTTATTGTATATAGTCCTTGAGGGTCTGTTATCTGTATGTGTCCCATTTCCCATGCTCTTACTTTAACACTTACACCTTGGTCTACTATAATTGCACTTGTTAATGGTTGTACTGATTTCCATGTTGCTGCTCTATTACCCATTACTATCATACATTCATCTGAACTTACATTTGTACTTACAATAATCTTTAGTCCTGCGATTTGTCCTACAATACCATTAGTTACAACATCTGCTGTTTTAAAGCTTGGGTTGTTAATAACTTTACTGTTTCTCATAAGACTTGCATAGTCTACAGGTTTAACTAATAAATATCCATTACTTAAAATATCATAATTGTTTGTTAACATAGCACCTTCACCAATAAGAATATCTCCCATAGGGTCTCTGTTAGCTATTGTTGCACTATCCCAATCATCATTAGATGCAACTACACCACTTGTACTTGTTGCTGCTGTTAATTGTGTATAAATATATAAATCTACTGCGTTTACTATTGCTTCTGATACTCTGAATAATGATCTTGCTTGAGTATTAATTGCGTTAGTTAATAAATCTTCATAGAATATTAAAGCTTGTCCCATAAATTTCTTTTGATATGAACTCACTTTAGTCCAACTTGGATGTAATTCTGGGGGTAAGGCACCTCTCGCTACGTCGTTAACATTCCTATTTCCACTCGCACTTAATGGTGTGCTAGTTTCTCTATAGTATGTTTCAGTCCAATTGCTTGAACTTTCTTGTAACAAAATTGGTCTTAGTTTGTAGAGTTTATTTGCGAAACCTTTTACTGCTCGCTCAATATTCTCTCCTCTAATATCAATTTCTCCTATTGTGTCTGCCATTTTATATTATTATATTAAATTCACTACTATATAAAGCTTTCCCTTATCTCTGTTTTCCTACAGAAATGAGAACTGCTCCTGTTCCGTTGTTTCCAACAGTCTCTTGTGCTATTCCTACAATCATTGCACTACCTTCAACTGTACTATCTGTTGCTACATCTACTTCATTTGCAGCTGCTCCAGTTTGAACTGGTGCTCCTACAACCATAGTCTCTCCTGCTCCACAAGTTAAGTCTGCTAAACAATGAGTTAATACTGTTACCTTAGTTCTACCGTCGGTAGATGTCTTTTCATCCTCTAGTATTCCAATAAAGTTTTGTTGTGCACCACTTGTTGCTGTACATGTTTTAGGACTTGTACTTAACTGCATTAATGTTCCTTTTGCAATAGCTGTTCCAGTCACAACTATAACTTCTACAGGGTCACCTTGGTTTCCAAGTAACGTAATGTTTGTTGCTTCGTCTGCCATTTTATCTATTAATTAATATTGATTGTGTTCCAGTTGTTGCTGTTTCTAATCCAATACCTGCTACTTCTGCTGCATTTGCTACAGTGTCATCATTTGCGTCTGCTACTGAATTAACTCCAGAAATCTTTTGAGGTTGTCCTAATGTTCCAGCTCCACTGTTCTTAACTACAGCTACACAATGTGTTATACACATCATCTTAACTACTTCATCAGTTGTTGTCTTCTCAGTTGCTGCTATACCTACAAAGTAATCTCCATCTGCTGCACTTATCTTAGCAGTTTGTGGTGAACTATCCATTACCATAAGACTTCCTTTTGGTATTGCTGTTCCAGTTGCTACAGTGTATTCTACAGGATCTCCTTGATTTCCTAACAAGGTTACAATCGTTGCTTCATTTGCCATACATAAGAATGTAATCACTAGTATATAAAGCTTTCTATTAATCGAAAAGAAGCCGTAATCGGCTTACGCCTGATTACTTCGTCCTTTTCTCAAAAAGTTAAGTAATAATTTAAACTATTTGGGTCTCGTCTGAGTAACTAACCAAAGGTTTTATTCTTATAAGTTTCTATTAATTCTAAAATTAGTTTGTTTACTTTAATGCCTTGTGCGTTCTGTTTAACACCTTCTTCATGCATTGTCATTACACTTTTGATTGCTACAATCTCTTCGTCAACTTCTTTCTCAGATAAATCCATCTTCTTTTAATGGGTCTACTTCACCTTTCAATAAGGCATCACAGTATTCACTATCTGTTAATCTAACTGGCTTAGGTTCTACCTGTCCTGCTTCAGCTTGTCCTGCCAAGAGAGACTTTGCTCTGATTTCTTCTTGTCTATCATTTTCTGCTTTAAGTCCTTCTGTAGCTTTTTCCATCCTTTCTGCTGCTTCGTTAGCTCCGTCAATAAGACCAGTCGCTTTGGGTTGATTCCCGTCTCCGCTATTATCTTCTGACTTAACTGGTTCTTGGTTAACTTCTTCTTGTTTTGTTTCATCCATATTTACTTCCTCCCTTCTACTACAATAATCCAAAATTCAAATTACTTGGTCTATTATTATCTGCTATCTTTTGAGCAGTCTTTCTATATTCTAACCAGAAGTCTGCTATTGCTTTTCTATCATCAGCTTCTAATTTCATTTGTTTCTCTTTTTCTTTTCTCCAGAACTTAGCATCTGCATTTCTATTTGCTATTGATGCTTCTCTTTCCCACTCTACCATTTTCATTCTTTCGTTGTTATAATAATCTACTGCTACTCTATCTTGTTCTGCTTGTTCTTGACTTACTCTATCCCAATAGGCTTCATCAGTCTCTCCTGTTTCTACTTTAATAATTTCATCCTGTACTATTCTATCAACAACCTCTTTCTGTGCTGTTAATGATTTAGTCTTTTGTCCAAATCCAAATGCTATGTTTGCTCCAGGAATAAGTCTTTGTATTCCATCCCATACAGATACATCAAATATATCGTCACTTACTTCTTGATACATATCCATTAATTCTATGTCTCCAGTTGATACTACCTTTGCTGCGTTGAATATCATTCCTTCTTTAGCTTCTCCAAATGCCCACTCTGCCCAAGGATAAGTACCTATTATTGCACCTATTGATGCTGCTATTGCTGCTGGTTTCCTATATTGTTTTAATACTCTTATTATTGCTGATTGTGATAACTTTGCTGTTTTAACATTAGATGCTACATTCAGATTTCTAGCTAGTGTTGCAACACTATCTTTTGTTGTTCCAATATTAACTATTCCACCATTACTTACTCCACCGATAATACTTCCTCTAAACGTAGTAGCATATGTTGCTAGTATTCGTTGGTATAATGGTAGTTCTTGGAATGGAACTCTACCCAATTCTCTTGCTTGTATCTCTGCTGCGTCTTGAACTATTATTCCTTCAGGAGTAAGTTCTATTTGTTCTTCTCCTTTATCTGTTGTTACAGTTGTTTTACCTCTATCTCTATCTTTACTTCTTTCTTTCTCTTTATCAGGAGTTTGAGTAGTACCTATATCTCTTACAGTACTAGCATAATCCTTAGTACCTGGTGACGTCACTGGTGTACCTTCACTAGGTTTATCTTTCTTAGGTTCAAGGTATCCTTTGTCTCCTCCAGGTATAACTGTCTGTCCTACCTTCTTTACAACTTCTTTTATTCTACTAAAAAAACTAACCATTACATAAACCCTCTTATTACTGCTAATGTTAATAATCCTGACATATAATATCCTATCTTTCTAATCCACTTTACATCTAATTCTAAACTTGTTAATCTATGATTCATACCATTCACTAACTTATCAAAGTTTGCTTGTGTTAATCTCATGCTCCCTCTCCTGCTGTAGTTTCATTAGGTTGAGCTGCTCCTGTCTGAACATCTCTACCATTATTTGATAACATTCCATTCTCTAAACTTGCTGGGAACGGTAATTCTATAACTTTGTTTAATTGTAATAATACTTGTTCTTCTACCATTAATTGTTCTGCCCTTATGTTCTGTTCAAATGCTAAGTAAGCTATCTTTGTAGCAGCGTCGGTAATACCGCCTATACCACCAACAACTATCTTAGGACAGTTTGCTGCTTCATAGAACTTATTATCTAACATCTCAATCCATGTAATTGGGTTTAATGTTGAGTTTGGTGCTACTGCTACTAATTCAGGTTCTACTACTCCTTTAGGTACGTATAAGTTTTCTGTATCATCATTAGCTTTATCCATCTTAGTTTTAAATCCAGCTATCTTAGTTGGGTCATCTGTATCCAAATGGAATATCCATCTTGGCTTTACAAACCTATGCATGACTATCTTGTAATCAGCCATAGCTTCGTTCTTAGCTAATATAATCCACTCTAATGCTTCTGTTAAACTATTACCATGTATCTCATCAGCTACTCTATTCCTTGCTAAGTAAAATATATCTTTAGGTTCAAACTTAACTACTTTCTTACCAGACATTTTACTTACTTGTTCAAATCTAATTATTACTCCTTGAGGTCCTACTACATGCCTTATAGAATTAGGGTCTAATATTTTAAGATTAAGTAAATTACCTTCTTCGTCTCTTATAATTTCTGCATAAGAGTCTCCACCTATTTGATAAGTTCTAACCATGTTCTCTAGGATAGTAGTAAAAGTATCTTTACCAAATCCTACTATAGCATCTAATATCATTGTTGTAGGTTCGTCAGCTATAAATCCTTTACCAGTAGTCCAATTAGATTTAGCATCCACTACTGCTCTCACTTCAGGTATTGTCTTATAGTACCCTAAGTACTGTGGATACTTTGTATTCATCCAATAAGTTTCTTTCTGGTCTGAAAC